GCCGGCGACGAGCACGGCGGGACCGAGCGCGATCGATAGGCCCTCGGCGCCGGCGGCGGCCTCGCCCTCGGCGACGGCGGTGCTGGTGAGCGCCCCGGCAAGCGTGATCAGGTTGCTTGCAATCTTCAAGATCTTGAATCCGGCGTAAGCGGCGATCAGTACCTTGACCGCCCTGCTGTTGCCGCCAACGAGCGCAGAGAGCACCCTGAAGGCCCCGCCGAGGAATCTCACGGCAACCCTGACCGCGCCGATCGCGCCCTTGACGATGTCGAGGATCGTCTTCTGGTTCTTGCTCTGCGAGATCCAGTGAACGATCTCCCTGACAGTGCTCTGAATCTGCGGCAGCAGCATCGTCGCGATCGAGCCGCCGAGGTTGAGCATCGTCTGCTTGAGGATGTTCAGCTGGCCCGGGAGTGTCTTGCCGGCGGCGGCGGCCGACCCGCCGAACTCGCGATTGAGCTCGTGCAAGATCACCTTTTGGGCGCCCATCGTGTTGCCGGTCTTGACCATTTGCGTGACCTGGGCCTTCTGCTGGGTGGTGAACGTCACGCCGACGCGCCGCAGCGCGGTCAAGCCCTTGATCGGGTCGTTCAGCGCTTTGCCAACTTGGACGGCGGCCGTGCTCATGTCCTCGTGCATCGCGGTCGACAAATCGAGCGTCGCGCGGGTTGCCTGGTCGAACACGTTGTTGTTCTTGCCGGCCTCGTTGCGAATGCCCGTGAACGTGAGCAGCACGTTCTCCCCAGACTTGATGACCTCATCGTCAACACCGGACTTGTTCAGCAGCGACGTCGCGAGCTCATCGACGTGCCCGGCGCTGACGTTCGCCGCCTCACCGGTTGACTTGATCACCGCGTTCGTCTGCGCGCCCACCTTGGCGGCGCTGCTCATCTCCTCGAACGATGCCTTTACAGCCTCCCCGAACCCGCCGATCCCGGCGGCACCCGCCGCGAGCGATGCGGCCTTCCCGAGCCCCGAAAACACACTGGTGTGCTTCCCGGTGCTCTCGATGTCACGGTTGAAACCCTGCGCGCTGCGTGACGAACGTCGAAACGCGCGCTCGAGCGAGCTTGAGTCACCAATGATCTCGACCGCAAGCTTGCGCGCCATCAGCTCTCACCGCCCCCGTGGAGCGCGCGGAACAAATCGACGCAGCCGAGCAGCTGGGTGGGGGTCATGTCTCCGACATCGGCGGGGCGAACACTGAAGTAGCCGAGCCGGGCATCCCAGTGAGCCTCGGGCGATCGCTCGCCGACAGCGCCGAACTCGTCGGCGAACCGTTGCCAGAAGTGGGCGCGTCTGAGTCGCGCTCGCTCCGGGTAGGGTCCGGCTCGCCCTCGGGCGCCTCGACGGCCTCGCCCTCCGCTTTGAGCGCGCCGTCGACCGGCACATCGAGCAGCCGCTCGTACACACCGGGGACCTCGCCCGCCTGGATCCGCCCGGCACGGTACATGGCGATCACGGCGAGCACGCACAACAGCTCCGGGTCGCCGGCGGCCGCGTCATCGAGCTGCGCCGGCAGGTAGCCGGCCAAGCGTTTGATCCATCCGAGCTCGCGCGTCGTGAACTCCGACTCCGGCCACTCGTACCGGCCGCTGTAGGGCTTCAGGTTGACGGCCAGCCACACGGTCACAGGGCGCCCCCGTGATTGAAGCGGGCGGCGATCACGTCGAGCGCGACCTCCATCCGCCGACCGACCTCCTCCTGATTGTGGGCCAGCGCCGGGATCAACGCATGACGCATCTGCCAGGCGCCCCATTCGGGATGCAGGCCCGTAGTCCGCGACAATGACTGCTCGACCGCAACGCCGCGCTGGCGCACGCGGACGCGCAGACCGGCGGCGGACCGGATGTCCTTGCGCGCGATCCGCGGTCCCGCGTCGTCGCGGACGACCTCGCCGGCGTGGCGCAGGTTGGCGCGCAACGCGCGGCTCGCCTCCCGGTCGGCGGCCGCGAGCGCGCGCATCAGCCCGCGTAGGTTCTCGACGCGCAGCGTCTCCGACTGCGGCATTAGGGGCCGGGCGGTGTCGTGATAAATGTAAGGCCGGCGGCGTCGGCGGCGGTGAATTCGACTTCGTAGGAGTCGGCGTCACCACGCTTGCCCTTCGGGTTGTACTTCAAGACCTGCACGTTGCCAGTCAGCTGCGGGTTATCGACAGCCACCGGCTTGTTCTGGTCGGGACGCCAGTTGAATACAACGATGTCCCGTCCCGCATGGATCGGATACAACGTCTGGTGGACTTCGCCGGTGCCGTAGGAGCCGAAGAACTCGACAGTCACGCTCTGAGTCGTCGTGCCGGCCAAATATTCGTTGGCGCCGGTCGGATTGAAGCCGGACACGTCAACGCGCTCGTGTTCGCTTTGGAACTCCATCGAGTGCGCGAACACCGACAGGTCGACGCTGTCGACCTCGACAAAGTCGGACAGCAGGATGCGCTTGGGCATGGGTAGGGCCTCCTTATAGGAACGTGGTGACTCGCCACTGGCAGCCGAGCAGCCGCTCGTTGACGGGAACGTCGTCGGCGTATTCGGCGTAGCCGGTGACGCCGGCTTCGACGATCGAGACTCCGAGCGGCTCGAGCGCACGCTCGACGCTCGCCAGGTCGGCCGGGTCGAGCAGCCGCAGCAGCGTGTCCTGTGCGGCGGCGTCGTCGGCCGTGCCGACTCGCGCCCGGACGGTCCAGTAAACCTGGTTGGCTCCGGCGCCCATGCCGGCGAATGTCTGGAATGGGTTGCCGGGGTAGACGTCGAGCACCGGCGGCGTCGGCGTCGGCGTCCAACGCTCGCAGACCACGAGATCGGGGATCTCAGCCGTGAGCGCCCGTAGCGCCGTGACGATGTCGTCGCGCACGTCGAACAGGCTTGTTAGCGCGGCCGGGCTCATCCGACGCCCCAGCTTGTTTGCAGCGACGCGAGCTTGCGCCCATGCCGATACCAGCTGTCGCGGGCGGTGATCACCGACGGCAGCTCGGGACCCTGCGTGAGCGTCCCGAACGGCACCAGCCGCCAATGCTCGGCGGCCCGATCGATGTTGACGATCTCAAGTAGCGCCTGCTGCTCGGCGGTGAGATCAAGCGGCGGCCCCGACGCCAGCCACCCAAGATGCGAGTCGATCTCCTGGGTGGCCGCGTCGAGGCACTGTTGCGCCTGGTCTTGTTGCGCCGTGGTCGGAGCTGCGATCCCGAGCCGGCGGGTCAGCTCATCCACGGTCGCGTAGGCCACGGCGCTACTCCTTGCCCTTCCTGGCCCTCGACTCCGGTTTGGTCGGATCGGAGCCGCCCGCCCCGGCTCCCTGTGTCGGGTCGAGGTTAGGGTCCTCCTGCGCCCTGGTTGCCGTGTACACGAACGCGCCGGTTGCCGTGACGTTCGCGACGGGATGCTCGACCGTCACGTCAACGGTGCCGGTGCCGGCCGGCGAGGTCACCGCCAGCGCCGCCTCCGCGGCGTTGTCGATCGTGGCGTCGACGGCGGCGAACTTCACGGCGGTCGCGTCCGCGAGATTCTCACCGGCGATGATGACCGATGTCCCGCCCGCCTCGAGCCCGGTGCCGGGGGTCACCGAGTCGATCACTGGCGCCGCGGCGACGCCGCCGCCGCTGCCTTCCTCCCACGGCGGCGACTCGTCAGCACGAACGACCTGCTGATTTGGGGCGTCCCAGACCTCGCCGGCCATCAGGTCACCGTCACCTTGATAATGCCCGCAGGCTCGATAATCAGCGGCGTGAAGTATCCCGCATAGGCGACCTGGATACCGAGTACCGACGGCTCAACGACCTGCAACGAGCCGATCCGATCCTCGTACGCTTCGGCGGCGGCGGTCGACAGGATCATCAGCGACTTCGCCGCCGCGAACCCGCTGGTGACCGCAACCGGGATCCCGGACACGGCGCCCATCACACCCTGACCGAACGTGCCGGCCGTGAACCCCGTCGACTGCGCGTCGACCGGGTTCACCGGCGCGAACAGCGGCCCGACAATCGAGAGCACGTCCGGCGAGCACGCGGCGATCAGGCGGCCCTGCCCTTTGGTTGCCGTGTACACCGATCCTG